TTTGGTACAGATTCCAATGCAAGCCCCAAGTCTGTGGCGAAAAAGAAGGAAGCCTACGTTGCCGTTGACGAAACTCAAGTCATGGCAGACATTGTTGTCCAGCTTTCCCAGTTTTTCAAACTGCAAGAACAGCTTGCCGAACATATAAGGGAAGAAGAAGAAAAGAGCAAGACCATCTACGACCCTGATGCTAACTTGATGGAAGCCGCCCTGAAACGGGTAATGGCTCAAGACCAAATGGCGTTGCTGGAGACTGAGATAAGAGAAGCGATGGTGTATGGCGCACCCAAAGAAATGGGGGCTTTGTATTCAAAAGTCTTTGATATGCGGGATGTCATTAAAGTTGAGCAGGATAAAGCAAGGAAAAAACGGGATGACGACTCATGGCAACGCAAGGAAAGGCAACGTCTTTTAAACGAAAAGCAAGCGTACCTACTAGCGACTTTTCTTTTCCTCCTGTACCTGTGGCTCCTCCTCGGCCTCTTGAGCAGGATTGGGAAAATATAATGGGTTGGATTGCTGCTTGTGTGCTTTTGGGTATGCTTCTACCCTTATTGGGTATGTTGTACATAGATGTGCTGCAAACCAAAAAGGAAGCCCAAACGCAGATTGAGAAAATGGAAAGAGTGCGCAGAGAATTTGAAAAGGAAAGACAAGATGGAACACAAGATAGACCCAAATGACAAGATAGCAAAGCATTTCATTTACTACTATGCGTGGTTTTGGGCTTCAACTTCTGTCTTCTATTTCTTTTGCGTAACCTTTATTTTGCTGCCAGAAGGCGGTAGAGACTTTGCCAATATCATTCTTGGGTTCCTTTTGGGTACAGCAGTTGCCACAATCATTTCATTCTTCTACGGGTCAAGTAAGTCAAGCAAAGACAAGACCGATGCCATGATGAAAGCCGATGATGTTAAGCCTCTTTAACCCTTGGGTGATACTTGCCCTAATTTGCGTTTTTTTGGGCATTGGTGCGGTATCGTACACAAAAGGCGAAGATTCTGAGCGTGAGAGACAGCAGCTTGAGATTGCCCGGTTAAACGAACAAGCTCGGCAAACAGAACAGCGTATGGGTGAAGTTGCCCAAACATATGCCCAAACTTTAAGGAAGTCTAACAATGTTGCAAAAGCTAAAGAAGATAAGCTGCGTACTGATATTGCCTCTGGCGAGCGCAAGCTGTTCGTTTCTGTCAAAGCCCCCGAGTGCGCCGTACACACCGCCGCAGATTCCACCGTTGCCAGTGGAAATACAGAAACAAGAGCCGAACTTGACTCAGGAGTTGCTCAAGCTCTTATCGATCTCACCAGCCGAGGAGATCAAGCCATCAGGCAATTAAATACCTGCATAGATATTTACAACAATACTTATAAAACACTTAACAAACCACATTAAAATTCATTTGCTTGTCATTGATATAGTTTATTTTTAGGCAACTTAACTGGAGTTGCCATGCCGAAGCCAATTTACAGCGATGATGAATTTGTTGAGATTTGGAATACGCACCATTCAGCTAAAAAAATGTCAGACGCCGTTGGCATGGATGTCAGACAAATTTTAAGACGACGTAAGGCTATTGAAGATAAATCAGGACTTGTGCTTGTTTCTAGTTTCAAGCATCCAAATGTAACCATTCCAAATAATCCAGCTAGAAAAGAATTAGGGATTGAAAATGGTGTTGTACTTGTTTTTAGCGATGCTCATTTTTGGCCCGGCATCCACACTACGGCGTATAAAGGTGTTCTTTGGGCAATTAAAGAATTTCAACCTAAAGCCATTATTGCTAACGGAGACATTTTTGACGGGGCTAGCATTTCTCGCTATCCTCGTTTGGGCTTCGATTCAACACCAACAGTAATACAAGAACTGAAAGCCTGTGAAATAGCGATGGGCGAAATTGAAGATACTGCCAAAAAAGTAAGACACAATGTAAACCTAGTCTTTACCCTCGGAAATCATGATGCTCGCTTTGAGAATCGTCTTGCCGCCAACGCTCCTCAATACGAATTTGTGAAAGGTTTCTCGCTAAGAGACCACTTCCCCGCTTGGCATCCATGTTGGTCATGTTGGCCTACCACCGAGGTAGTCGTAAAACACCGGCTGAAGGGGGGAATTCATGCGACCCATAACAATACCGTCCAAAGCGGGGTCTCGTGCGTTACGGGCCATTTGCACAGCCTAAAGGTAACGCCTTTTTCAGACTACCATCCTCACCCTCGGTTTGGCGTGGACACTGGAACATTAGCAGAACCCAATGGGCCGCAATTTATAAATTACCTTGAAGACTCGCCCACCAACTGGAGATCAGGTTTTGCCATACTTACATTTCACAATGGTCGCCTTATGTGGCCTGAGCTAGTCCACAAGTGGGATGAAGACAAAGTTGAATTTAGAGGTAAAGTTTATGACGTATGACCTTGTAGCTTACCTTAGAGCAGAAATTAAAGAACTACATAACATATTGCATGAAACGCAACTTGCTTTAGCGCAAGCAAATGATAGGTTAAATCGCAGGTCTGAGCCGTTGACTGAGGAGCGTGTATATACATTGTATAAACGCAGCTTGGACTGGCGACGGTTGGCTAGAGACATAGAAGCAGAACACGATATTGAATGAAATTTGAATAAAAAAGGGGAGTCCGAAGACCCCCCAGAAAGTAGCAACTGCGAGCAAATTATGCCACACGTTCCCACACAATACCGTCTTCGTCTTCTACGTGCTCTCCGATTTCGTATTCTTCGGATTCTTCGTCTTCGTCGATTTCGTCTTCGTCACATTGGTTGTACTCAAACTCATCGGTGACGTCATAGTCGACGCACCAGCCGTGATCCTTTTGGAACTCGATAAATTCTTGGATGATTGCGATCTTGTCAAAGTCACCTGTCTCGATAGTAACTGTCTCGTTACCAAAATCCCACTCAGAAATATCAATTTCAATTTTGTACATGAAAGACTCCTTTAATGGCACAATTGCCAATTAAAATCCTATCTTTGTTTTGTGACAGTTTTTAATCAACTTCAAATTATTTGGATGAAAAATGAACTTAACTACTAATTTTTCCTTGCATGAACTAACAAAATCAGAAATTGCTTTACGTTTGGGCTTGGACAATACGCCCAACGAAACTGAGATTGCCGCCTTAAAAATGTTGGCTGAAAAAGTTCTTCAACCCGTGCGTGATCACTTTGGCAAGGGTGTCAAAGTGAACTCAGGGTTCCGTTCTATAGCTGTCAACCAAGCCACAGGAGGCTCGAAATCCTCAGACCATGTAAGGGGCCAAGCAGCCGATATAGAGATACCCAGTGTTCCTAATGCAGAACTGGCGCAGTGGATTATGGATAACTTGGACTACACACAACTTATTCTTGAGTTTTACACAGTTGGCATTCCTGATAGTGGATGGGTTCATGTCTCATATGACCCAAACAATCTCAAGAAGCAGGAACTGACCGCCACCAAGGTTGCCGGCAAGACTACCTACTTGAATGGTTTAGTGGCTTAATCCAAGTCTTGAAGGTACGCTAGTGCGTATGCAATTATCACTAGTGTGCCAACCCCTATAACAGCGCCAAGTGCCAAAGCAAATATTGTTGCAATCATAAAACCCCCTGTTGTTTTTCCCATCGTTTGCAAATTTGGTTGACCGTTTTTGTTTTGCGCTTTTTGCACATATTGCTGATTGACTGCATCTTTGCCTTGGCTTGAAGCTGCGAGGGCGTTAATGGCTGTTTGGGTGGGTCAGGAATAAGCCCAATTACCCCAACCCAAGTACAAATCGAGGCAACTAGTAAGCGGTCAATCATTTGTAGACCTCTACAACTTCACCACCAAAGACATTTTTAATATTCACAGCTTCCCACTTGTCCCAAAAAAACTTGGTTTCGTGTTTATCTTTTGACCAAACATAACCGTATGGTTTTAGATATTCTTTTTTAGTTGGACAAGTTCTACCTTGTTCGCATTCGTGGGTACAGGGTGGACAAGTCATATCAACTCCCGCTGAATAGGCACAAATCGCCATTCTCGTTCTGACCGACCTGAGTTTGATTTGGTTGTGCGCCCAGTCAACTCCACCAGCCCGACCCTAGCCATTTCAGGCAAGCGCCTAGCAACCTGATTGCCATCCAGTCCAGTCAACTCTGCGATGCCATCCTTGCCCCTAGCGCCGAAGCGCTGGAGACAACCCACAATCAAGTCAAAATGCTGGCTTGCAAAATCAACTTGCTCGGCTGCGGCGTGGCTGGTCACTGGGTCAAGCGACCTTGCTCGTTTAAAAAGGTATGTCATCTTCAGACTCCTTTGCTTGTTTACCCTCGTAAGGCTTGGGGTCGTAGCAGTTTGCCCAACCATCCCAGCCGCCTTTAGGCAGTGGCATCACATCTAATTTGATTTTTAGATTTCCGTTATCTTCAAAAACTGAACCGATGTTTTGATAGCGTTTTTTCTCTTCACCATTTTTGTTGGTGTAAGAACCAGTTACGACAGTAATATCTTTTATTTTTTTCATGCAAGGCTTTCAAGTTGTTGGATTTTCAGGTCTACATCACCCAAAAACTGGATGACTGAATTCTCAAGCGAATCAACAAGTTCTTTGTCAAAGTTAACACGCTTGATGAATAGTTGGTATTTTTCGGGCATCCGTGGGTCAAAAGATACAAAGTCGCACCATGGGCGCTGTGTACAAGCCATTTGCCACATCATCTGTGTGATGTACTTTTCGGGCACTTTTTGGTCAAGCAAGGTTGCAATGTGGGTTGAAGTGTTGGGGCATTTGATTTCCACCAAACCATCACCCGCCAAGCCATCAGGAGACGCACCAGCCATCGTGATAGATGGGTGGGTAATAAACCCTACCTCAGATACCAAAATATCAACTTTGGCCTCGTAAGCGGCTCGGGCAAATGGTTCGGTATCTGTACCCCACTGCATGGCTGAGTTGCTAAATGACTCTGCTGGCTTGCCTGTTAATCTTTCACATACAAGTTGCGCCATGTAATTGTCCCTGCTGGTGCTAAAACCAGTCTTGGTCTTGGCAATAATGTCTGCCACTCTGCTGGCAGTGACCTTGCCACAGCGGGCAGCAAACCATTCTGTTGTGCCTTGTTCCATTATTTGTCACCTTCAATCTGTGCCTTTTTAGCATCCTTTTTGGCAATGACCTTGGTCTGCCATGACTGTTCACCATTGGTCGCTTTGTAAGCTGCTTTATAAGCCTCCTGCAACTCTTTTAGTGTGGTGACTTCATCCATTGCAGCCAACAAATCAGCAATCTTGTGCTCATCCACTGTGGACTTGATTTCGGTGCGGCGGCTGGCGCTGTTGCCATCGTCATCTTCAGGTGCTAACCCAGTTGCTGCCAACAGGCTGTAGCGTCTTGCGTAAGTCAAGGCAGACCCATAACCCTGCGGGTCTTGCTTGGATGCTGGCACATGAAGTAAACCGCACTCCATTACCTCGCCCGATTCGTGGACAAAGATTGTTTCCACCATCACTCCGTCTTTTGATTCATAGGTGCGCTGCATAAGACCGATACCATTCGCATTTAAAGCATCAATGACAGCCTCAATGCAGTTGGATAGGTCAGCATATTTAGACCGAAAATGCGGGTTTGTGGAGGTTTTAAGCGCGGGTCCAAACTGGCGCTGTGCCTTGACAAATGCCGAAGCGATGTTTTTTCCAATAGGTGTTTCCATCATTTTTCCTTTAAAAAGTTTTGTTGTAATAAGCATTGATAACTTGACTGACACGCTGGCGGCTTGGTGGTTCGTATCCAGCGTAGAGTGGCACTTGTTGCTCTAACCATTCCAGTTCGTCTTTTGGAATGTCGTAGGTAATTTCGTTCTTGCCTTGAAAAACAAAAACATCAAAGAACCCGTCAAGTTCCCAGTCATCGCCAGCGCACCAAGTCCACTGGACTGTGACCTCGCCAACAGAATCAATCCATTCACAGAATTCGCCTTCTTCACCGTCATACATAATTAAGCCCTCCAGTAAAAAATGTCGAGAGCAACCACCACAAGGGCGGCAACTGATACAACCCAAAGAGCAACATTTGCCCAGTTGGTTGGTTTGGTGTACTTTTCAATTTCAAACATGGTTTTTCCTTAAAATTTAAACTGTTGAAGATGTTTAAAGTCATATTTCATTGTGTCCTTGCCACGAATAACGTATTGAACACAAGCATCGCCATGCTCTTTAAAAAAAGGAAGATGGTGTGATGCATCAGGAAAGTGTTTTTGGATTTGTTCAAGGCTGATGTAAGGGCCATCAACCAAACGCAACAGCCATGCATTGTTGGCAATGATTGCGGTTATGGTGGTAATTTGATTCATGTTAATTTTCCTTAAAGACCCTATGCGTTGTGCTGGGGGATGTGTGTATTGTTAAGATTAATTAACAACCATGCAAGCACTTTATTTAATTCTTGACTGTTTTGTGGGGGTTTTGTTGTTTATTTGTCTTAACATAGAATAATCAAATGACAAAAGAACAATTAGTGCATTTAGCGGGCTCACAGAGTGAGCTTGCTAAGATATTGAAAATTTCTAGAGCGGCGGTGTGTTTGTGGAAAAAAGTTCCCGAGTTGCGCTTGCGCCAGCTTAGAGACTTGCGCCCTGAGTGGTTTGTGGTATAGTTTTATGAAGCGCTTGGCGGCGTTAATTGTAGTAGGGTTACACATGCTGTCTGCTGGTACTACACCAGTCCGCCAACATCCGCAAGGGTGAGACAGCAGGTGTAGCCCTTTTTTTTGGGCAAAAAATGAGAATCAAAAACTGGAACAAGTTTCAGCATTTCAAGGATAGGAAACCACCTTGGGTTAAGTTGTACAGAGATTTGCTTGATGACATTGATTGGCATGAATTAGATGCCCAAGCCAGCAAAGTACTTGTGATGTTATGGCTGATAGCAAGTGAAGAAGATGGAAACATACCAGCAACAAAAACTCTTGCATTTCGTTTAAGAATGACAGAAAAGCAGACCATTGATTGCTTAAACAAGCTGTCTCATTGGCTGGAACAAGACGATATCAACGTGATATCAAAGCGATATCAATCCGATAGTCTAGAGACAGAGACAGAGACATATAAAGAGAAAGAGAAAGAGACAAAGAAAATGCAAGCGCCTGACGGCGTGTCATCAGGAATTTGGGAATCATTTGTTGCCCAACGAAAAGCAAGCAGGGCAGTAATTACAGAAACCGTGATTAAGTCAATCCAGCGAGAAGCCAACAAAGCAGGCTGGACACTTGAACAAGCATTGGCAGAATGTGCAGCACGGGGCTGGCGAGGATTTAAAGCTGATTGGGTTACTGAAAAACAAAACTTAACCAAAACTGGGCAAATGAATCAAACGGTCATGTCTGGCTTAACTCGTGGACTTATTGGAGGAGGTAGCAATGTCAAATTACTCAAAGGATGATTTTGTTGATATTGACCAAGGGCTTGATTACGTTTTCGTAATGCTTGGCGGCATTTATGGTCAGGCATTTAATCGTAATTGGGAGGGTATGGATTTAGAGGTTGTGCGGCAGATTTGGAAAGACCAGATAGGCACATTCTTAACTTACAAGCCAAGCCTTGATTACGCTTTTGGTAGGTTAAGTGGGGATTTTCCGCCAAGCGCAATAAAGTTTAGAGACTTTTGCAATGTAGGGCCAAACATCCCGCGGGATGAGCTGCAGATTGCTTATGAGCCAAAACCTGTTGACCCTGAAGTGGTTGCCGAGGCTAAACGAAAACTCAAAGAAATGAGGGCTAAATGGACGAACTAGAAAAACTCAAATGCACAGTGCCCGGATGTCAAAACCCTTGGTCGGTCAAAATTGAAGCCCCAAAATGCTCAAAGCACCAATGGTCTGACAAAACGCCAGCCACCCAGCGGGATATTTCAGTAGCAACATTTACGCATCCACCAGTTCAGCACTGGCAAGATGATGAGGTGTTTTGATGTATGACCACAAAACCTTACTTGACAGAAGACGGGAAGGCCAAGAATTTAGCCTTGCTGACATTAACCGAGCGTTGCAAGATGCTGGAGACCTTGAGCCAGACCGAGGCGAAAGAATGGTTGCACCGATACCGCATAAAAGTGAAGGAAACAGGGAAACAACAAGCACAGGCTTGGTGGGAGGGTGTGAAGCTGGGCATAAAGAAGCGGCGTGGGCAGGCTGGTCTAGATACCTTGATTGCAGAGATGCAGAGGTTACGCAATGATGTCAATCGTCTTTGATGTGCCACTTGAACCCAAGGGCAAAGGCAGACCGAGGTTTTCCCGACACGGGAAGTTCACCAAGGTTTACACTGACCAAGCCACCCTTGATTATGAAACCGCAATCCAAGTGTACGCCGGCAAAGCTATGGGTTCACAAAAGCCACTAGAAACGCCCGTAAGCGTTTATTTGTATATCAGGCTACCAGTACCGCAGTCGTACTCAAAAAAGCGCACAGAGGCTTGTTTGACTGGCGCTGAACGCCCTGCAAAGAAACCCGACATTGACAATATTGCAAAAGCATTTTTGGATGCAATGAATGGCACGGTTTACCTTGACGATACGCAAGTGGTTGAACTAAACCTAAAAAAGGTTTATTCAGCGGTGGCTGGTGTAGATGTAGCAATCATGGAGGCAAAATGAAACCCGAAGAAGCAGCCCAAACGATTAGAGACAAAGCCCCAGCTTATGGGGAAGCCAAAGCACAAAGGGTTTACCTTGACGAATTCAGGAAATCAAAAAAAGCCTTGCTGATGAAAAATGCCCTTGAAATGGGTTACGAGGCAGCAAATGCACAGGAACGAGAAGCGTATGCAGACCCAGCATATTTGCAATTACTGAAAGGCTTGGCTGCGGCAATTGAAAAAGAAGAAACCCTGCGCTGGGAGATTGAAGCGGCAAGATTAGATGTGGAAATTTGGCGAACAAGGGAAGCCACAAACAGGATGCAAGACAGGGTGCACCAGTGAAATGTCCTGAATGTGGGACATGGACAATAGTCAAAGAGACCAGAATATCAACAGGAAACACACGCAGACGCAGGCTGGAATGTGCAAACGAACACCGATTTACAACTTTGGAGACAATAATTGTTTCAAAAACACCAATACGTAAGAAGCAAAAAGCTATTAAAGATGGTGGCAAGTCTTGATTGCCAAGCCTGCGGTTCAGGGCATATGGTGCAAGCAGCCCACACAAACTGGGGTAGTGGTAAAGGCAGAGGCATCAAGGCTGATGACAACCAAGTGGCTGCAATGTGCCTGAAATGCCATTATGAGGTTGACCAAGGCAAAGACTTGAGCAAAGAAGAACGGCAGAAAATGTGGACAGATGCACACAAAAGAACGATTAAGGCACTTGAAGCTGATTGGCCTGTAAACTTACCTAAACCGATGGAGATTGTATGAAAACCGTCAATAAACCAAATACAAAGCCAAAAAGCTCAGATCGAGCAGAATTAGCCGAACTGATCTTTGCAGGAATGCGGAACGGTTTAAGCGCCCACCAAGCCTGCAAACAAATCGGATTGCCTCAAAGTACATTTAACCATTGGCTTAATGATGATATTAAAATGGCGGCAGAGTACGCGCGCGCAAGGGAAGACTTAATCGAACACATCGCTGCAGAGACCTTAAGAATTGCTGATAGTCCTGTTGGAAGTACAGACAGCGGGGCAACTGATTCTGGCGCAGTGCAAAAACAAAGATTACAGGTGGACACTAGAAAATGGCTTTTGTCAAAGTTAGCCCCAAAAAAATGGGGTGAAAAGTTAGAGCTTTCGGGTGACCCTGACAGTCCATTGCTACAAAAAATTGAGCGTGTGATTGTCAAAAATGGGTAAAACCCTGCAAATCCAAACCCCTGAGTGGGCGCTGCCATTGCTGGAACCCAGTCGGTACAAGGGTGCATGGGGTGGGCGAGGAAGTGGCAAGTCCCACACCTTTGCCGAGTTAATGATTGAAGGCCACATACTTGACCAAAAGCGCAGAAGCGTTTGTGTGCGGGAAATACAGAAGTCACTTAACCAATCAGTCAAGCGGCTGCTGGAAACAAAGATTGAGGCGATGAACGCTGGCGCATACTTTGCTGTACAGGATTCAGTCATCAAGTCCAAAAAGGGCGATGGTGCAATTATTTTCCAAGGTATGCAGAATCACACCGCCGACAGTATTAAATCGTTGGAAGGGTACGACTGCGCTTGGGTTGAAGAAGCCCAGTCCTTAAGTCAAACAAGCCTTGACCTACTTAGGCCAACAATTCGCAAACCCAACAGCGAGTTGTGGTTTACTTGGAACCCGCGGCAGAACAGCGACCCAGTTGACTTTTTGCTGCGTGGCCCTGAACCGCCTGCAGATGCCACAGTAATCAAAGTCAACTTTGGTGACAACCCGTGGTTTCCACAAGTCCTGAAGGACGAAATGGAGTACGACAAGAGGCGTGACCCTGACAAATATCAGCACGTTTGGATGGGTCAGTACTTACGAAACAGCAACAGCAGGGTATTCAGAAACTGGAAGATTGACGAGTTTGAAGCACCAGACGAAGCCATTCACCGACTTGGGGCTGACTGGGGATTCTCAGTAGACCCTACTGTGTTGGTGCGCTGCCACATTATTGGGCGCACACTTTATATTGATTATGAGGCTTACATGGTGGGCTGCGAGATTGTCAATACTCCTGAACTATTTATGCAAGTGCCTGAAGCTGAGAAATGGCCTATCGTTGCCGATTCAGCCCGACCCGAGACCATCAGCCACATGAAGCGCAATGGCTTTCCTAAGATAATGAGCGCGGTCAAAGGACCAAAGTCGGTAGAGGAAGGCATCGAGTTTTTGAAGAATTACGATATCGTGGTTCATCCTCGCTGCACCCACACTATTGACGAACTCAGCCTCTACAGTTATAAATCAGACCCATTGACGGGGCGAATCCTGCCCCAGCTTGAGGACAAAAAGAACCATGTAATTGATGCTTTGCGGTATGCGTGTGAGGGCATCAGGCGGTCAGCGGTCACAAAACCAGCTACATTTACGCCATTGCCCAATGTCAAACGCTGGTAGATAATCGCCTTAAAGGACAAATATGGCACGAATACCCAACGACCAACGCCTTGCAAATCTGCACGCTGAAGCACTGCATCTGCACGCTGAAGCACTGCGGCAGTTCAATGATATACAAACCGCATTGCGTGATGAGCGTTTGCAATGCTTGCAAGACCGCAGATTTTATTCATTGTGTGGTGCTCAATGGGAAGGACCACTCTATGACCAGTACGAAAACAAACCAAGATTCGAAGTCAACAAAATTATGTTGGCTGTTATTCGTATCGTTAATGAGTATCGAAACAACCGCATTACTGTTGACTATGTAAGCAAAGATGGCACAGAGAATGACAAGCTGGCTGAAGTCTGTGATGGGTTATATCGTGCTGACGAACAAGCATCCGTGGCTGACGAGGCTTACGACAACGCTTTTGAAGAGGCTGTAGGCGGTGGCATTGGTGCATGGCGCTTAAGGACAGTTTACGAAGACGAAGAAGATGACGAGGACGATCGTCAACGCATCCGCTTTGAACCAATCTACGATGCTGACAGTTCAGTATTCTTTGACCTGAACGCCAAGCGGCAAGACAAGTCAGACGCTAAGTATTGTTTTGTGGTCACCAGTATGACCCGTGAAAGCTATAAAGAAGTCTATAACGATGACCCGACAGATTGGCCTAAGATTATTCACCAGTACGAGTTTGACTGGGCAACACCTGATGTTGTGTTTGTGGCTGAATACTACAAACTTGAAGAAAAGACAGAAACAATCCGCATATTCCAAGCGATTGACGGGACTGAGGAACGTTACACACAGTTAGATTTTGCGAACGATGAGACGCTAGAAGAAACCCTGATGGCGGTCGGCACTCGAGAGGTGCGCCAAAAGCGTATCAAGCGGATGCGTGTTCGCAAATACATCATGTCGGGCGGCAAGGTTTTAGAAGATGCTGGCTACATTGCCGGCAAATGCATTCCGATTGTTGTGGTGTATGGCAAACGCTGGTTTGTAGACAACATCGAGCGCTGCATGGGTGCAGTCAGGCTTGCCAAAGATGCACAGCGCCTGAAGAATATGCAGCTTTCTAAGCTGGGCGAGATCAGCGCATTGTCAAGTATCGAAAAGCCTATCATGACACCTGAGCAAGTTGCAGGGCATCAACTGATGTGGGCTGAAGATAATTTAAGGGATTACCCCTATTTACTCATAAATCCTGTTACTGGGCCTGATGGCAATACTCAAATATCAGGGCCTGTTGCTTATACAAAGTCTGCCGCAATTCCACCAGCAATGGCTGCACTTTTGCAGATTACTGAGCAGGACATGCAAGATATTCTTGGCAACCCGCAGGGCGCAGACAAGATAGTTTCGGGCGTATCAGGTAAAGCGGTTGAGTTAATTCAAACCCGTGTAGATATGCAGACATTCATTTACATGAGCAACTTTGCCAAGGGCATGAAGCGATGCGGCGAAATATGGTTGAGCATGGCAAAGGAAATCTACACCGAAGATAAGCGCAAGATGAAAACCATTGCGCCCACTGGTGAAGCTGGCATGGTCGAGCTGATGCAGCCAATGATTGACCAAGAAACTGGTGCAATGAAGATGGCAAACGACTTAAGTGATGCCACATTTGATGTTGTTGCGCAAGTCGGTCCATCTAGTAGCAGCAAGCGTGCAGCAACGGTCAGGGCTTTGACTGGGATGCTGCAGATTACCCAAGACCCTGAGACCGCCCAAGTGCTGACAGCAATGGCAATGATGAACATGGAAGGCGAAGGCATACAAGATGCAAATGCTTACTTCCGCAAGAAGTTACTGCGGATGGGTGTTGTTAAGCCAACTGATGATGAGGCGCAACAGCTTATGGAAGAAATGCAGGGCCAGCCGCAAGACCCGAACGCAATGTACTTGCAAGCAGCTTCTGAAGAAGCGATGGCAAAAGCAGCCAAAGCAAGAGCTGATACTGTGGAGACAGTTGCAAGTGCTGAACTGAAACGTGCCCAAACGCTGGAAACTTTAGGCAAAGTTGACCAAACATCACAGGAAATGGCGATGACAAACGCCCAAGCCGTACAAGAGATATTGCAGGGGCAGATTGTGCAACCTGTTGCGAATCAGTAAAAAACAAGCGAGAATAAACAAACGGCAACCACCCAGCCGTTCAAAGTGGGTGAGTTGAATGGGGTCAAAGATGAATCAAAAGGCAGTAATTGAAGACAATGATTTTGAGGTAGAGGAAGAAGAAGTCGAAATCAGCGAAATTGCTGATGACGAAGAAACTGAAGATACCGAAGAAGTTGTTGTCAGCATTGGTGAGGAAGCGCCACCTCCCGAAGAGCACACTCCTGCGCCTGAATGGGTAAAAGAGTTGCGTAAGACGAACCGAGAACTGCAACGGCAGAATCGTGAATTGCAAGGCAGGCTACAAGCCGCACCACCTGAGACCAAGCCAGTGGTGATAGGTAATAAGCCAAAGCTGGAAGATCACGACTATGACGCTGATAAGTACGAGGAAGCATTGACAAACTGGTTTGACCGAAAACGTCAAGCCGATGAAGTTAACGCCAAGCAGGAAGCTGAAGTTATGAATCAGCAGAAAGCATGGCAAGCCAAGTTGGATGGTTATGGTAAGGCGAAAGCCGAACTAAGAGTAAAGGACTTTGAAGATGCTGAAGAAGTTGCTCAACAAGTTTTTTCTATCACCCAGCAAGGCGTTTTGCTGCAAGGTGCAGATAATCCTGCACTCGTTGTTTACGCACTTGGAAAGAACCCTGCAAAAGCTAAAGAGTTGGCTGAAATCAAAGACCCCGTAAAGTTTGCCTTTGCGGTAGCAAAACTGGAGAAAGACTTGAAAGTTACAAACCGTAGGCAAGCACCCGCACCCGAAAGAATCATCAGTGGTACTGGTCGTTCATCAGGTGCGGTGGACTCAACACTTGAACGGCTGCGAGCAGATGCAGAGCGTACTGGCAATATGACGAAAGTCATTGCCTACAAAGCGCAAAAGCGAGCAGCATCTAAATAAATCATTAGGAGTTTTACATGAGCAATTCATTCAGTAAGGAAGAGCGCGTAGCGTTTGAGGACATCCTCGAAGGCTTTAACGATGCTCTAGTTTTGTCCCGCAATGTATCTATCTACAATACAGATAGTTCAATGATGGAACGCACCAACAACGTTATCTATCGTCCACAGCCTTACATTGCACAGTCGTATGATGGTATGGACCAGACTAACAACTTCACCGCATACACACAGCTTTCAGTACCAGCGACACTTGGCTTTCAAAAGTCTGTGCCGTTCATTCTTGACGCTTTGGAATTGCGTGATGCGTTGCAAGAAAATCGTTTAGGCGAAGCTGCAAAGCAAAAGCTGGCATCTGACATCAACATCGCAATCATGAACACTGCCGCAAACTTAGGTTCGTTGGTGGTCACTGTCAGCACAGCCGCTGGTGACTATGACGACATCGCTTTGTGCGACAGCATTATGAACGAGCAGGGCGTTCAAGCCTTTGACCGTTACTTGGCATTGTCCAGCCGTGACTACAACGGCATCGCTGGCAATATTGCTGGTGGCACTGGTGGCACATCTGTGTCGCGTAGTTTTGCTGGCAACAAGTCAAACAATGCGTTTGAGCGTTCTTTTGTTGGTATGGTCGCAGGCTTTGAGACCTACAAACTTGACTACGCAAATCGTATTGCAGCGGCAACTGGCGCCGACCCAACGATGAGCACTTTGGCTGCAGCAAATAATTACTATGTGCCTGTTGCAACTTCAACTGCTGTTACTGGTGAAACTCAGAACGTGGACAATCGTTTCCAAACGATTACCGTTTCTAGCACCACCGACTTGCCAGCAGGAACTGCCTTTGAAATCCAAGGCGTTGAGGCTGTGCATCACATCACCAAGCAAGGTACTGGGTTCGCCAAGACTTTCCGTGTGGTGTCTGTGACCAATGCAACCACTTGCGTTATCACACCTCCCATTATTTCCGCACAAGGTGGAACTGATGCCGAGTTGCAGTATCAAAACTGTATCGTGACTCCAGCTTCTGGCCGCACTATGGATCGCCTGAACACCGATGCTGCACCTATCAACTGCTTCTGGCAGAAAGATGCGCTCGAGATTCTGCCCGGTCGTTATGCTGTTCCCGCTGATGCTGGTGTCGCAGTGATGCGTGCCTCTACAGATCAAGGCATTGAACTGGTTATGCAGAAACAATACGATGTCAACACCATGAAAACCAAGTATCGTTTGGATACCTTGTTTGGCGTGGTCAATAAGCAGCCAGAGATGTCCGGCATCCTGTTGTTCAACCAAACTCCTTAAGGAAAAATCATGAGTTATCAAGTAGTTTTTGCACAAGGTACGGCTACCGTTACCGTGCCAGCAGGCGAGAAAATCGCTGTTCAAGCCTTTTCGCCAGCAAGCGTGTTTCAAGAAGTTGGTTATCCCAATTTTCCTGAGTCACAAGACTTGTTGACCGTAGTTGAGAACACCACCTATGTATCAGGCGCATTCACTAATGCCACCAGCGTGACTATTCAAGCTGGTGCATCAGGTGCGTACTTTTCCGTAGGTGTTGCACCTGACATCAGCAACAATGGCAACTGGCAACCTCAAGGTGCGCCTGCTGACATAGCTGATGGTGGTTCAATGATTGCTACAGCAGCAAATGTGCTGACTGGCATCGTTACATCAACACTCACCCAAGCCCGTAATCTTCAACTGCCAACAGGTGCAAACCTCGACTTGGCAACTGAATGGGCAATTGGTGATTCATTTGATGTTACGTTTATGACTTTGGGTGCATTCGCAATGACCATCACGGTTAATACGGGCGTGACCATTGTTGGTAATCCTACATCTGCTGCAACCGCTGGTTCAGCAATGAGAATCCGTCTCCGTAAAACGGCGGCAGATACTTTCATTGCTTATCGTTTGAGTTAATCAACCCGACAGGCCAGCAGAGATGTTGGCCTGTTTTACATGGAGATCGAAATGCCAATGAAACAAGGTTACTCAAAAAAGACCATCGGCAAGAATATTGCTATGGAAATGAAGTCAGGCAAGCCCCAAAAGCAAGCAGTTGCAATGGCTCTTGGTATGGCAACCAAAACGGCAAAAGCCGCTGGTAAGCCAAGCAAAGCACCAATGAAAAAGATGAAATGATTAAATCTGCTGCAATCGTCAAGACCAAGACTCTTGCCCCGTGGAAAGAGTTGCGGTTGCAAAAGCGCAAACTAAAAAAGGCGCAAACAGCAGAACGCAAGGCAACAAAGCAGATTCGACCATCGCCTATTGGCAAGCGAATTTCTATTGCCGAAGTACTTGAAGTTGTTGAAGTGCCTGAAGTTGAAATCCAAGCCGATGAAAGCCCAGTAACACGCGAAGAGATGTTGCAGCAGGCTGAATTGATTGGATTGAAGGTTGACAAACGCTGGTCAGATGCGACACTACTTAAACACATTGAGGAGTTGGCATGGGCTACACAAAACGACAATTCATAAGCGCAGCTTTTGAAGAAATTGGCCTTGCGTCTTATGTCTTTGATTTGCAGCCCGAGCAACTAGAATCTGCCTTGCGCCGCCTTGATGCAATGATGGCAGACTGGAATGCCAAGGGCATCCGTCTGGGTTACCCTTTGCCATCCAGCCCACAAGACAGCAGTCTTGATGAAGAAACTCTAGTGCCTGATTCGGCTTATGAAGCTATTATTTGCAGTCTTGGTATAAGGCTTGCGCCAAGTTTTGGCAAGCAAGTAATGATTGAGACAAAGACAACGGCAAAGCAGGGTTACGACATCCTGCTGCAAAGAGCCACATTCCCGCTTGAGCAGCAACTGCCTGCAACAATGCCATCGGGTGCTGGCAACAAGCCTTGGAGGGTCTACGACAATCCCTATGTCAGGCCACCTTATTTTCCAGTGGATGCTGGCCCTGATGGGCCTCTCGAATATAACTAAGGACAATCATGCCAACAATCAATCAACTGCCACTCCTGAATGTCATTTCAAGTGGCGATCAGTTACCTGTTTATTCACCTAATAATGGGGATGCAAGACGCACATCAATCGGCAGTTTGTTGACTTTCTTTCAGCAAAGTTTTGCATCGCCAACACTGTCGGTGAATCTTTTTGTGCCCGGCTCTGGTTTCAATATCACTGTTCCAACTCCTGTCAGCCAAGACTTATGGATGCTTTTGCAACCCGCTGGAACGCTGGCAACAGGCACAATTACCTTGCCTTTAAACACTGGTGTGCCTGATGGCACTACTGTGCTGATTACGACAACCCAAGAGATTACATCACTTACTATTGCGCTGAATGGTGCAACTGCTATTTATGGCGGTGTGACATTTTTAGGGGCAGGAACTGCAACAGCAATTCGTTTTTACCAGCCCACAAACTCTTGGTATCAGATTAATGCTGAGACTGTTTATGCGGCTGGTATCCAAGCATTCTTGGCAACCCCATCAAGTGCCAACCTACGTGCGGCAATGACAGATGAAACTGGCACTGGTCTGTTGGTATTTAACACAAGCCCAACTTTAGTTACCCCAATTTTAGGCACAGTTACAAGCGGCAACATTTCTGCCTGCACCAGCACAAGCATGGTCATGGTAACTCCGATTCTTGGCACACCAACATCGGGAACGCTCACATCATGCACAGGCTTGCCTCTAACTACTGGCGTGACTGGTGCTTTGCCTGTCGCTAATGGTGGCACTGGTGCATCAGCAACAGTTCAGGCATTAAGTGGCGCTGGTGCGGTAAATATCACAAGTCTTGCCACTGCATTTACTTCGACTGCTACTGGCAACGCATTGACGCTTGCAGATGGCGCACAAGGGCAACTCAAGACAATTATTTATGTTGCAGAAGCCGCTGGTGGTGATACTGGTGTTTTGACCCCAACCAACCTTGGTAGTGGAACAACAATCACTTTTAATGCTGTTGGTGATTCGGTAACCCTCCAGTTTGCTGGAACTGATTGGTGGGTTGTTGGATTCCGTGGTGCGGTAGTTGCATAATGGCAACCAAACCCAAGTCATCAGTCAATGAGGCTGGCAACTACACGAAGCCAACCATGCGTAAGCGGCTCTTTGAGGAAATCAAAGGTTCGTCTGTGCAAGGCACTGCGGCTGGTGAATGGTCTGCTCGCAAAGCCCAATTGTTGGCAAAGAAGTACAAAGAAAAAGGTGGCGGTTATAAATGAAAGCCACACAAAAAAGTTTGAAAGACTGGGGTACGCAGGATTGGCGCACTAAGTCAGGCAAGCCATCGTCTGAGACAGGTGAAAGGTATCTGCCGGCAAAAGCTATTAAGGCATTGAGCCCAGCAGAATATGCAGCAACTACACGGGCAAAGCGTGAGGCTACGGCAGCAGGCAAACAGTTTGCAAAACAACCTAAAAAGATTGCTGCAAAAACTAAGGGTTACACATGAAGACCCCAGCTTATGCACGCAAAGAAGGTCAGAACCCAAAGGGCGGCTTGAACGCAAAAGGGCGTGCTGCTGCCAAGGCTGAAGGCATGAACTTAAAGCCACCAGTTAAGACTGGCGACAATCCTCGCAGAGCATCGTTCTTAGCCCGTATGGGTGGCAACGCTGGCCCTGAATATAAAGATGGTGAACCTACTCGCCTGCTGTTGAGTTTGAGGGCTTGGGGGGCTTCTTCAAAGGCAGATGCTCAAGCCAAAGCAAAGAAAATATCAGCACGGAATAAAGCAAAGAAGTAAATGCAAATACCTATCCTGAACGGTATTTACACCGACAACACACCTGAACTGCGTACATCGTACCCAGTCAACCTTGTACCTGTGCCAAAGCAATCAGGCATCAGCAATGGTTTTTTGAGACCCGGCGATGGAATAGTGGCAAACGGCACAGGAACAGGCATTGATCGTGGCGGCATCAACTGGCAAGATAATTTATATCGGGTAATGGGTACAAAGTTGGTCGAGATTGACAGCGCAGGCACAGTGACTACATTGGGCGATGTGGGTGGACCGATAGACCAACTAGTGACTTTTGATTACAGCTTTGACCAACTGGCGATTGCATCGGGTGGGCGGCTGTATTACTGGAACGGCACAACGCTGACGCAAGTCACAGACCCTGACCTTGGGGTGGTGCTGGATGTGGTGTGGGTGGACGGTTACTTCATGACCACCGATGGCGAGTTTTTGATTGTTACTGAGCTGTCCAACCCGCTGGTTGTTAACCCTTTGAAGTACGGAAGTTCAGAGGTTGACCCTGACCCAGTAGTGGCGTTACTTAAGCTGCGAAATGAAATCTTTGCACTGAATCGAAACACAATCGAGGTATTCGACAATGTGGGCGGTGAATTGTTTCCATTTGCACGGATTGATGGCGCTCAAATACAAAAAGGCGTAGTAGGAACATTTGCTTGCTGTGTGTTTATTGAGCGCATAGCATTTTTGGGAAGTGGCAGAAACGAAGCGCCAAGCATTTATGTGGGCGCATCCGCGGTTGCAACAAAGATAAGCACACAAGAAATTGACAACATCTTGTTGGAATACACCGAAGCGCAGTTGGCTTTGGTTAAGTTGGAAGCAAGAAACGACAAAAGTCACCAGCATCTTTATGTGCATTTGCCTGACCAGACCCTTGTTTATGATGCCGCTGCATCAGAGGCTTTACAAACACCGGTTTGGTTTGTTTTGGTAAGTACCTTGACGGGTCTTGCACAGTATCGTGCTAGAAACATGGTGTGGGTGTACGACAAGTGGATGGTGGGTGACCCACAGACAAGCAACATCGGTTACTTAGTGCAGGATACTGGTCACCACTGGGGGCAGAAAGTCTACTGGGAGTTTGGAACATTGATTGTTTACAACGAAAGCAACGGGGCAATATTCAACGAGATGGAATTGGTGAGCCTGACAGGTAGCATTGCACTTGGCAAGAATCCACAAATCAGCACCAGTTACTCGCTGGATGGCAAAGCATACAGTCAAGAAAAGTTTATTGCTGTTGGCACGATTGGCAACACTAAGAAGCGCCTTGCATGGTTTCAACAGGGCCACATGAGGAATTGGCGCATACAACGTTTCCGTGGCGATAGTGATGCCCATGTGTCCTATGTAAGACTTGAAGCGCAAATAGAGGCATTGGCGTACTGATGGCTACCGCACCAGTTTCCCGCAGACTGAACCTGACGCGAGATCAGCTTGCACAATTTCTGACTGACCAACAACAGATCAGGCAATTTGAGTTATTGTTTTCAACTGTTGATACTTTGCAAGTAATTGTCGGGACTGACTTTGAATATCAGGCAGACAGTGCTGCGGCTACGGCTAACGAGGCACTGGCACAAATCCAATCACTTTCGCAAAGCACTGATGTCGAAGATGCGGTGCTGAACGCCAAAGTGCAACTGGCATTAGATACAATGACTCGACTTGCGCAATCATTAGAGTTGCTTGCACTTGCCCCAGTGCGTAATAATGTGGAACTGGCGCACGATGTTAATGGCATCTTGCCTTATGCAAACCAAACCGCAAGGGTGCGATCTAATCAGGTGCTGACATGGCTTTCGATGTAATTACCCCTGTTAAATTAGGCCAAGCCGCCATCACGACAGGCGTGACTACGCTTTACACAGTGCCAGCAGCAACAAGAACGCTTCTCAAAGAATTCAGTATTGCCAATACAACAGCCGCAGATATTAATGTGCGAGTGTTTTTAGTGCCATCAGCAGGCTCGGCTGGAACTAGCAATGCTTTTCTTTATGATGTTCCTGTGCCATACGCAAACGCTTTGCAATACAACGGCATTGAAGTTCTTAATGCTGGTGACACCATCCAAGTGCAGGCTGTTTCAATGGGCTTGACAATCATCGCAAGCGGTGGCGAAGCCACATAAGGAGTAGAAATGACAGTAACAGTAAAAGTTTTAATTCCAGCAAAACAAGCTGAAAACACTCAAACCACACAATACACAGCCACCAACTGTAAAACCATTATTGACAAATTCACAGCCACCAATACAACGGCAGGCAATGTGACTATCAGCGTCAATTTGGTTACTGCGACAGGAAGTGCGGCTACATCAAACTTGATTGTGGATACTCGCAGTCTTGCGCCTGATGAGACCTACACTTTTCCTGAATTGGTAGGACAAGCACTTGAGCCAAGCGGGTTTATTTCAACCATTGCCAGTGCAGCCACATCTTTGACCATCCGTGCCAATGGGCGTGAAATTACCTAAGGAGTAAAAAATGAAAGACTTTATGATGATACCCAAGGGTTTCATGGGCTTGCCAAGCGAAGAAGAATTTTTAACCGTTGCTGAGAATAAAGCCAATTTCTTGATTGCGGTGAAAGATTGGCACTATGGGCCTGAAGAACCCAGCAACGACCCAAAGGCAAACCCTGAGTTTTATGACTCACTAGCAGAAGCCATGCAGTGTGATGCAAAAGACGCAAGGCGTAAACATTGTTCTAACTGTGGGTATTACGACAACAGTTTAATGACCCAAGTCAGGATTGAACGAATCCCGATGGCTGGCTATGACACGGGTTATGGTTATCGTGGGCATTGTGAAAAGCTGAACTTTATCTGCAACGATATGCGGGTTTGTCAGGCTTGGGAAGATGAAGAAGAAGAAGAATATTGATCTTTTGTCAATTTGTGCGAAAATCAATCCGCTGAGTTATGGCATCCAGCGGCCTGCCCTAATTAGGAGTTGTGCATGACCAATGGACTGCGAGAGAACCTGACAAAGGTTTTTATGCTGCCACAGCCAGCCATTGAATGGCTGTTGATGGTCTTTGACGCAATCCAAGTTTTTGATGATGTAGCGGATGGTGACCCAGTAGAGCGCAAAGACCTAAATGCGACCATTTGGAACACGCTAGTGGGTATGCATCAGAACGCATTTTTTATTGCAAATAGCCACCATTTAACGCCTTTGCTGGCGACAATGATTCTTAAATGGCAAGCCTCAGATACGGCAGAACGTGATGGGCAAGCAAATGCCAAATCTTTTATGTGGCGTGCTGGTTATTACGATTTGGTTTTGATGGCTGTTTCGCTTGTGCATGGTGCTGGTTTTGCCACACTTCATGGTCATCATGTGATGGCTTTATATGGCGAAACTTTTGAAGATTACATGAAGGAGTTTGGCAATGCCTGATCCAGTCACAGCCCTAACAGTAGGTGCTGGTTTTTTAAGCAGCAGTATGCAAGCCGATGCAGCTACTGAAGCCGCAGGCATTCAAGCTGGCGCATCAGAGGCTGGAATTCAAGAACAGCGCAGACAGTTTGACTTAATGCAGAATTTGCTAAAGCCATATATAGCGGCTGGTGTTCCTGCGATTGCAGGCTTAGAGCAGTATGCAGCAGCAGGCCCAAAAGCATTTGAGCAACAGCAGGCATTAGCTGGTGTTCTTGGCCCTGAAAGGCAAAGAGAAGCGATTGCACAAATTGAACAGGGTGGCGGTTATCAAGCATCTGTGCGAGCTGGTGAAGAAGCGTTATTGCAAAGAGCATCGGCAACTGGTGGATTAAGAGGTGGCAATATCCAAGCTGCATTGTCGCAATTCAGACCCCAAATGCTTCAACAAGAGATTGAACGGCAATATGGCAGGCTTGGTGGTTTCACTGATATTGGTCGTGAGACACAAGCGAATCTTTTGAAAATTGGTCAATCATCTGCCGCTGGCGTTGGCGCACAAGGCGTAACAACTGGAACAAACATTTCTAATCTTCTTGCGAACCAAGGTCAAGCACTCGCTGGTGGTGCGCTTGGAGAAGCAAGGGCTTTTGGTCAGTTCTTAAACTTGCCTGCACAGCTTGCTGGGTTTCAAGCGGGTAGGGGTGGCACAGTAGAAAGCCCTATTCAATCCCGTATTGCAGGCGGCTATGTTTTTTAACAGGTTAAATCATGGCAACTATTAACCCATTCCAACCACCAATGAATTACGCATCTGATGTGCAAAGCCCGTTTGAGGCAGCACTTGGCGGCTTTAAACTTGGTACTGATGTTGCAACTTTAGAGGCTGCACAGAAAAAACGTGAACTTGAAAACAAGGCATTAGCGCAAGCACAACTACAACAGGTTGAACT